TATAAGCAATACGTTACGGAGCCTCTTAACAAGTTGTTCGATGACGTGGACTTCTACGCCAAGCGAAACAACGTAGACGGCGCGGACATTGTTGATGCTTTGGAGGCCGACATTAACGGCAATCCTAAAGCTTTGGAAGAGTTGCTTGCAGATTGGTCTGAAAGGGACAAGACAAAGATTTACACCCTTGCGGACAACATGCTTGCCATCCACAACCGCAAACAAGAAATCGAGCAGAACAGCAAAGAAGCGTTTGAGTTGTCGCAGAAACGCGAACTAGCCGAGCGCGAGCAGGCGTATAAACAGTTTATCGCCCAACGCGAGACTGCGATCAACACGGTCATCCCCAAGATCGGAGAAAAGGTGTTCAACCTTCTGCCGGAAGATAAGCGTCCAGACGTAGCCAAACTCCAGCAGGAGATTATGAACTACGACGAGTGGCCCGAAGACCTCAAGGTTTACGGCATCGCTGGTGCTGCTATTCTCCCCGATCTCGTGGATCGCATCACATCACTCCAAAGCGAGTTGGAAACAACCCGCAAGGAGAACATCAAATTGCGCGGAGGCGCCGCACCCGCCGCTGGAGGTTCCTCACCGAGGACTCCTCAAGATACAAACAAACCAGTAGACTACACCAAGGTTGACACGGAAGACTTCGTGAAAAACATGGTGTCCCGAATGGTTGCATAATTCAGAAGTCGTCATCTGATTGAAGGGCGCATCGTAAATGGTGCGCCTTTCTTTTTTGTAAATAATCCTTGCATAACTTTAAATAATACATTACCCCTTGCGATGCAGGGTTGGATAACCTGTTTAAAAAGGTTCCACGGAGGCTGTGTTCCGCAAGCATAGTATAGACTAATTGTGAGCTTAAAAAACCCGCAAGGGCTTCTCAAGTGGCTCGGAGGAGATAAGAGAAAATGCCGTTTCCGCAAATGCGGGAGGGGCGACTTACAATTAACAATCATTTAGAAAGATAAACAAATGTCACAATACAATCTCGCTGATGTGAATCAGCAACTCCAGCAAGAAGCTGGTCGTATCGGAGAAATGATCTCCGCGAAACTTATCGGAACCGATGTGTGGAACCGCCTCATCAAGCAGGATACCTTCCCCGCCGGAATGGGTGAGTCAATCCAGACCCTTATCCAAGAGCGTTCGACTGTCGGCAACGTCAGTTCCACCGCTTGGGAAGACGTCGGAACCAACGACGGAACAGGCAATTCCTGTAACCCGACCCCGCAAACCGTTGAGTTTGCCCGCACCCTCAAGAGCTACAACCTCCAGCAGTCGGCTATCCGTAGCCCCGGCTTCTGCGTCAACGACCTCCGCACTGCGTGGAAGGCCGAGGAGCAGTTGGCTGGTGAGGTTAAGGTTCTCAAAGAGAACAGCCAGTGGTTCTGGAGCAACCGTTACCGCGACGAGTTCATCCGTCTCTGCGGCAACAAGGTTGTTACCGACGTGAACGACACCCTTGCGATGTCTGTCAGCGGTTCGGATCAGGCGTTCCCCGCCGTGGCCCCGACCTTCGCTCTCGACCAAGGCATGCTCGACCAGTTCTATCTCGATCTGGCTCGTGATTCCGCCGAGGGTCATTACGCGATGGTTGACGGTGAGCCGCAATACGCGCTCATTTGCTCGCCTGAAACGTCGAACTACATCAAGAAGCAGAACTCTGACATCCGTCAAGACCTCCGCTTCTCCTCGCAGGTTGACGAGTTGATCAAGCCTTTCGGCGCTTCGTTCGCTTACTCGGGCTTCGTTCACATCGTTGATCGTCAAGCTCCTCGTTACAACTTCGTTAACGGGCAGTTTGTCCGCGTTCCGTTCTACGCGAACGCCGCAGCCACCACGGGCAGCAAAGCGGTTGTCAATCCGGCTTACCGCACCGCTCCTTACGAGGTTAGCGTTATCTACAACCCGCACGTCTTCACCTCGCGTGTTGCTCAGGTCATCACCAGCCCCGGTTCGGGACTGAAGTTCGATCCTGTCAACTATCGCGGTGAGTTCATCTGGATCAACAACAAGGATAATCTTAATAATATCCTTGGCCTGACCGGATACTTCTACGCTCTGTTCATGCAGGGTTCTCAGCCAAAGCGTGTTGAGTGGGGTTATGCGATCATGCACCTCCGCTGCTCGCCCGCCACGATCTACCAGTCCTGCTCCTAAGCAGTTGGTAGCGTAAGCTACGCTCACGGTGCGGGGAGGTTCGATCCCTCCTCGCACCTTAACTAAAGAAAGATCGAACAATATGAAAAACGAAGGCAAAGGCGGAATGGCTGTTATTATCGGTATGGGCAAACCCGAGAAAGAGGGCGTCGAGTTCGATGCTCCAGAGGGTTTCGATTATTCCGATATGAAGGAAGGCGAGGAGAAAGAAGTTCTCGCTAAAGTTTGTTACTGCGGAGATGGAGAGTTCACCCTTGTTTCAATCGACGGGTATCCTCTTGCTAAAGAAGAAGAGGAAGAGATGGAAGAAGAGGAGATGCCCGAGGGTGAGATGGAGGAAGAGTCTGTAGAGGAAGAAGTGCCGTTCCAAGAGCGCCTGCGTCAACGTGCGGGAATTGCATAAGATGGCACAGTTTCCACAACTTAACGATTCACAGAACAACCTTCTTGCGAAAATAGCCGCCAACACAGGCGAGTCTCAACCGCGAGTAGGTGACGGACAGCACAATCTGCTGTTCAAGATCGCGCAGAATACTTACGCAAGCGCGGTCACAAGTTCCTCCGCATTACAATCAAGCGGAGACAATTACGTCCTCGTCCAGCCCGGCGACGATCTTGCTGCAAAATACGCCGAGGCTAAAGCCAAAGGCCCATCAGCGAGCAATCGCATTACAGTTTTCATCATCCCCGGAACTTACTCCTTGTCCTCCGAGCTTGCGATAGACGCAGAGTATGTAGACCTCGTAGGACTGGGCGCACAATTTCAAAGCCCCGCCGTTATTGTTTCCAATAACACGCTGAACGTAACGGCTAACGATGTAAGGGTTAGCGGAATTTCTGTCGGAACGCAGGCGTTTAAAATTACAGGAAATAAACCGCTCCAAGTTTTTGAAAATTGCAGCGGTGGAGTTGATAGTTTTGGTATAAATGGGACGGCAAGTGGAAAATTTACAAATTGTGTTGGCGGCGATTTTAGTTTTGCAACACTTGGAACTGCATCTGGAATATTTACAAATTGCGTTGGAGGTGCTGACAGTTTCGCCGGATATGGGACAGCTTCAGGAACATACATAAACTGTGTTGCTGGCGCTGGCGGATTTGCTGGAGGTGGAAATGTTCTTTCTGGAAAAGTGCTTTATTGTAGATTAAATGATGCAGGAGAACTTTATGGAACACCATCCGGTTCCGGCATCATCCGTTTCTGCCTAGATGGAGACAACAATATCGTAAACGCAGACGCACCTTAATATGAAAGTAATCTACAACGGACGAGTAGTCGAAGAGAAGGGTAAGATTGTTTCAGACAGTCTGCCTACAGACTTTGATGATGTGGTAACTTATCAAACAAAAGATAGTTTTCCTGCAACCGGAGAGCGTGGTCGTATTTATTTTGAAGAAGAGGAAGGTCTTCCTTATCTGTGGAATAGCGATCAAAATAAATATGTTCCTTTGCGTGTTGACAACGACGGGGGAGAGTTTTAAAACAACGACACTTTCGCAAGGAAGGGCCGGGGCTAAGTAACCCTAGCTTCAAACAAAACAACAACCAGAAAGAAATAATAATATGGCTACTAATATCCGCATTAAACGCCGTCTAACCGGAGCTTCGGGCGCACCCGCCTCTTTGCTTGCTGGTGAATTGGCGCATAACTTCGTAAACGAAACACTCTACATCGGCAATGGCACCTCGATTGAGGCCATCGCTGGTAAGGGCACGTTCGTTGACAAAGCCTCTGCTCAGACCGTCTCCGGTAAGAAAACCTTCTCGGGTGGTATTGACGCTGGCTCGCTTGTGGTTGAGAACGTTGCGACTCCTGTTGCTTCGTCCGACGCCGCGACCAAGGGCTACGTTGACACCGCGATCAGCAATGTGATCGACTCCGCTCCTGCGGCTCTCGACACGTTGAACGAACTCGCTGCCGCTCTTAACGATGACGCTAACTTCGCCTCGACTGTGGCGAACAGCCTTTCGTCGATTGAGGGAGACATTACAGCGATTGAGTCAGCAGCTTCTACCTTGAGCGGACGTGTCACCACGGCTGAAGGGGATATCGACTCGCTTGAGTCCCGTGCTACCGCCGTTGAAGGTCGTGCGACCACCCTCGAAGGTGATGTTGCCACCCTTCAGAGCGACGTTGACGCCGCCGAAGGACGCCTCGACACTGCCGAGAGCGACATCGACGCCATTGAGTCTGCCGCTACCACGCTGGAAGGTCGTGTGACCACAGCCGAAGGCGACATCGACGCATTGGAAGGCCGCGCCACCACGCTTGAGGGTGACGTTTCCTCCCTCGACGGTCGGCTTGATACCGCTGAGAGCGACATTACTGCAATTGAGTCTGCGGCTAGCACCCTGAGCGGTCGCGTGGATACGGCTGAGTCCGACATCGACGCCCTTGAGGGACGTGCTACCAGCCTTGAGACCGACGTTGCGGACCACGAGTCCCGCATCTCCGCTCTTGAGGGAGAAGTTGACGGCGGAACCTTCTAATATAAGTTAGAAGGATCGTGCCTACAACGATCAAATTAAAACGGTCAAGCGTCTCGGGGCGAGTCCCTGAGGCGCAAGACCTCACCGCTGGGGAGCTTGCGATCAATCTAACGGATCGCAGGCTCTACAGCAAAGACGAATCGGGCGAAGTATTTCGGCTGGCTAGACCACGCGATACTTCGCTTTATTTGTTTTTATCCGCCACCAGTTCAGACGGATTGGAACTTTATATCGGACGGCTTGCTTGGGAAGATTATCCCGAAAGTAATCCAGAAGATTCAAATGACTGGACAATTTACAAAACAGAAATAAACTCTGCGGGAGAAGTTGTTTCAGACGGGAGCGCTACAGGTGCTTGGTCTGACAGAGAAACGCTAACTTATACATAACGATGATCGGAACAAGCTCGGGCAAGACAATCATGGCGACCAACAAACTGTTGGGTCGCGGAACTGCGGGGACTGGTGCGATTGAAGAGATCACGCTGGGAACCGGGCTTTCTCTTTCAGGAACCACACTTAACGCATCGGGTGGTGTAACATCTGTTTCTGCTACCGCTCCGCTGACTAGCTCTGGTGGAGCGACACCCGATATTTCTACTAGCATCGCCGCCAACCGCATCGTAGGCCGCAGCACTGCGGGAACAGGCGTGATGGAGCAACTTACTCCAGTAGGCATCACGGTATCTGGAGGCAACATCACAGGTATCGGTGGAACTCTCGGCACGGTTGATAATGCGATTCCCCGCGCAGACGGCACAGGTGGCTTTACAGCGCAGGGTAGCGCCATCTCAATTTCCGACATATCAACCACAAACGACACCACAGTTAGCATCGGCCCAGATCGCACATCTTTCAGCATTACTGGCGATGCTGGAACAGATGTCATTACCGCTACAGGACACAACTTTGTAACCAACCAAGCGGTTTCGTTTCCGACACTTACTGGCGGGAGTGGAGTAAATTTTTTTACGCGATATTTTGTGCGAGATGTTGTTGCTGGAACATCATTTAAGGTAAGCACCAGCATTGGCGGTGGTGCAGTTGATTTCACGACAAACATTACCGCAGGAACGGTAATCAGCGCAGCAAGTTTAGTTCTTACACAAGGGAGCCAATATGGACTCGAATCCATTGCGACTTCCGCGCCAGACAACACCGCAGTTGGAGGGAATCGTCGCGGAAGTGGTGCGGTGGATTTGCAAATGCAGCGCGCTGTCGCCGCAGATGTTGCTTCTGGTGTAGGCGCATTTGTCGGCCCCGGATATGCAGGAAGAGCCAGCGGAGTATATTCGGCAGCAATTGCGAATTACGAAACACGAGCCACTGGGGACTATTCTTTTGCGGCACAGAGAGGATCGGTTGCATCCGCACACATTAGCACAGCAATTGGCTATGCTAACACTGCACAAACCAGCAATTTTGCAGCGGCGGTTGGCGGCACTCAAAACACATCCAGCGGCACAGCCAGCGGAATTTTTGGAGGACAACTAAACCAAGCCACGGCTTCGTTTTCTGGAACACTTGCTGGCATACAAGCTCTTGCCAACCGCTATGGAATGCAAGCCCACGCCGCAGGGCAATTCGCCGCGCAGGGCGACGCTCAACGCGCCCGCTTCGTGCTTCGCTGCAAGACTACTACGAACGCCGCCGTCGAAATGGCGCTGGATGGCAGCACGACATATCTCACAATCCCTTCTGGCAAGGTCATCTTCCTAAACATCAAGGTTGTCGGAACCAAATCTGACGGTTCGGCAGTCGCCACCTACGAGCGCCAATACGCCGTGAAGAATGTCGCCGCTACATCTTCAGAAGTTTATGCACCGATCACTATCGGCACAGATAATGCCGCCGGAACAACGCTTGAGGTCGCCACCGTGGACGCGGGCGATTATGTCCGCATCCGCCCTACAGGCATCACCAGCGAAACATGGCGCTGGGTTGCATCTGTGGATGCAGTTGAAGTCGCTTACGGAACATAATCAATAAAGACTTAACATGAAAACATACGGAGTAATCTTCGCAGATGGAACCAAGGAACTTATCAGCATCGTGCTAGATGACGATGGGAATCCTCGCCTCGACACGCTCGCGCCTTACCCAACACCCGAAGATTGGGTCACGCCGACTATCGTTCCTCTCGTTAAACTTGATAAACCCGAAGAAGGCGAATGGAATCCTGTTGTCGTATGGTTTGACGATAGGGTGGAGCGTCAATGGGAACCAGCTAACTAACTACTAATATGGCAAACGAACTTAACATCGCACTTCCGACAAGCGGGCTTACAGTTACCGCTCAACGTTTTCAAAACGGAGCCTCAGTAGGTTCCGCTATCTCGCTTACGGAGGTTGGTTCCTCTGGCTTTTATAGCGGGAATATGACTGGCTCTGCCGGAACCTACGAGATCGCTTTTATCGCCGCTTCTACGAACGTCGGTTCTGGTAGCATCGTTTGGGATGGCACGAATGAAGTTCCTGTCTCAACACTTACTGCTACAGGAGTTTGGGATACGCAGACATCCGCGCTTACAACGAGCGGTGCTATCGGAACTCGCCTGAAGAACTCCAGCACGGTTGCTACTACTGGCGCACAGCTTGCCGCAGCCTTGAGCTAATGCGAATCTTCATCCTGCTGCTGGCGTTGCTCGTAGCTGGATGCACGGCTAATCCTCCTGCGAATACCCCTCCGTGGGTGGGCAAGTATAAGAACGCCTGTCTCCCTGAAGCGATTGTAATGACGCAGGGGCTAAAGGCGAACGGCATTCAGGCAAAGGTTCTTGTTATCTACACCGACAAGTGGGGTCATGCTGTCTGTGTTTATATGTATCCTACGGGCAAGAATAGGCTCTGGGTATGGGACTCGCATTGGAAGTCTGTGCAGATCAGAGCCTACTTTGACGATCCTAACGATATAGCAAGGGCGTGGATGCGCTGGACGATGACTGACGCGAAGCTGAACTACGCTGTCTTCCAAGAGTGAATTTACTTGTTTAACGATAACTAAAGGCTTAAAAGTTTGATATGGCAGCATTACCGATACTTGGCGACGGACAGAACAACTTGCTCCGTAAAATCACAGAGAACACCTACCAGACGGCAGGCTCGGTATCGTCTTTTCCCATCCCCCCGTTTGACGAAGTGGACATTACTTATTACGGTTCCACAAACAACATATACCAAATCTTTTACAAGAATGGCGGGAGTAACGTAAAGACCCTTACCTTAACTTATGTCGGTGGTGCGGTGGCGGATAATGACCGTCTTTCTAATATCAGCTAATGTGGGTATTTAATCCATTTACTGGAAAGCTGGACTTCTCCGGTGGAGGGAGTTCCTCCTACATCGACGGCGAGGTGCAATACTACGCCGACCTTCCTATTACTGTTGGGACTCCCGCAGTAAACTCGGCTTACCTCGTTCGTGAAGCATCTGGCACTTGGTTTATCGGCAGGCATCCGGCGGGTATCTACGTTCGCTTGAGTAATGCGGGAGCTTTGACCGACTGGACATACGCAGGGACATTCCCCGACGTATTCTCGGACGCGAACTTTACTATTTATCACGATGCAGATTCTACGCGAGAAGTTCAGTTCGACGTCTCTGGAGTATCTACCGCTACTGTTAGAACGCTGGCTATACCGAACAAGGACGGAACGATTGAGCTATCTCAAGAGATTCGCTCTGACTTTGTTACCGATACATCTTATATCGGGCTTGCTCCTTTAGGCTCCTCCGAATCCTCTCCTGTGTGGACAATCTACCGCAACGTAGTTGACTCTGGCGGCAACGTAACTACCACTACTGCGACTAACGTAGAGTGGGATGATAGATTGACAGCGACCTATTCTTAACAATATAGATAACTGGATATGAATATTGATACACCGATTCAATCCCAAACCCACGGAGTTCTTGGAAGTATGACCTCTCTTCTCGCATTCGCTATCAGCTTCCTCCCTCATCTTGAGGCGTGGCTCCGCGTCTCATCGCTTGCATTCGGAACGATTGCCGCGATTGTTTCCATCTTTATTATGCTGGAAAAACGACACATCGAGAAAGAGAAGAGAAATGAAAAACATACTAACTAAGTTGCTCGCCCTTCTTACAGGGGCATCCAAGACGGTTCTTACTTTTATCGTTCCGATCTTAAAGGATAGCACGTCTAAGCTGCTTGCAGACATCCTTCCTATCGCTCTTGAAGTTGTCTCCTCTTTGCTGACGAGCAACAAGACGAACGAGGAAAAGCGCAAAGCTGCGTTTGTCCGTATTGAAACTGCCGCCAAACAACGCGGAATCGAAGCCGCGAACTCTGTTATCAATCTTGCAATCGAGTTGGCTGTGCAGCGGATCAAGCAATGAGCGAAGAGACGAAAGCTTGGTGGCAATCTCGGACGATTATCGGTGTTATCGTCATACTCCTTGCCCAGCTTCTTAAGTATTTCAAAGTCGACATTGTTAACGAGGAGTTGACCGAGATCGTTACGCTCGTGATGGACTTTGCAGGCGCATCGCTTGCGATCTACGGGCGGGTTAAGGCTAGGAAACAGATCAAGCGAACGACACCCGGCGGCAAGTTCAATCCTAAAGCAGAAGTCCGCAGAGCGAAACCAGTTCGCAAGAAGGTATTCGGCGTGTTCCTGCTTATCGCATGTGCGAACATTTGCTATTCGGAAATACCGTATCCTTCTCACGTTTGGTATGATAACCCGATTGAGATTCATCCTATTGAAGATCGCCGTTCGTTTATTGTGCGCCTGCTGGATAGTTTGTTTTTCAGTATGTCTGTCTTCCCGCTGAAGGGCGAGATCAGAGGTAACGCTGACTTCTAATGCGATCCACTTTGGCACAGAGGCTGGAGATGGCGCGGTTTATCGTTTCTGTCGAGGCGAGGCGGGGCAAGAACGGGAACCTACGTGTTTACAAACTACCCGCTGCTGACGGGGGAGGGACTTACGAGATAGCTGGGATCAACGACAGGTTTCACCCAGATGCGGCGAGACGGCTTAAAGAACTTCTGGAGGCGAAGAGGTTCCCCGCTGCGGAGGAATACATCGTGGACTACCTTCTTGCCTACACAGATATTGTTACCAAGTGGACAACCCACCCCGCGATAGAGGCATTCTTGCGAGATTCTGTATTCAACCGTGGGCCACGTGGGGCTTTACGTATTTTGCAGATTGCCCTGCGTGTAATAGATGACGGCAACTTTGGGCCTAAAACCCGCGCTACATTGCTTGAGGCGCTGAAGAAGCCCGATGCCCTGCTCACCTCCCTCCGACGCGCTAGAGAGGCTTATGAGCGCAAGGTAGCCCCCCCTGTAGGAGCGAGGGCCAAGTTCTGGGTGGGGCTGGTCAATCGCTGGAACAAAGCCTACGACTTCGCCAAGACTTTTATTGTTTAACAATATGAACGAAGATGAATACAAAATATTCGTGCTGGCGCTTATGTCCATCTGCACGTCGCTGATCGCGGTCTACGGGATAATGAAGATTGCTTATGCCTACTGAAGAGGAACTCCGCAAGGAGATCGCTAGGTTGCGGGAAGTGCTTGCCAAATGTCTGAAGGCGCGGCAGATTAACCACGTAAAGCAAATTATCAA